TAGTTGCTGATACTATGGGTTCGTTACCGATATAGCTCATGGCTTTGGAAACTCCTCTTTAACTGCTGTGATAGTAGCTTTCCATGCTTCATAGCCACCATGATAAAGTGTGTCTAGTTGGTCTTGAATAGAAGGATAAGCAACAGCTCTTTGTTCTTTATAAGCTTCAGGGTCTACCCAAGCATTAACTAGTTCTAAGTCAATCTCAACTTTGTTACCTTGTGCATCAAAAGCACCTGCTCCGTCATCGACAGTAACAACTTGTGAATATAGTGCATAAATAGCTTTATGGTTCATCCTGCTATCTCCATAACTGTAATTTGACTTGGAACTCTGCCTATATAACCAAAATTAGCATCAATAGCAGAACGATTTAAATAAACAGTAAAACCGCTATATCCTGATACAAGCTGTAATTTGTAAGTTGTTGCACTTGTTGTTGCAGGGCTATCTAAAAAATAACCACTTAATGTGTTCATTGTATAGCTTTGACCATCACTCCAAGCCCAACCAGATGATGGGGTTCTATTTCCAATTTGATTGCCTAAATAAATTGACGTTGAATTTCTTACCAATCTTATTCCGCCTGAGTAATAACCTGCTTCCATACTAATTTGTGTATTAAATGAAACCAAAATTCTATTAGACGCACTTGTTGGTGTTATAGATACACTTAAACCTGTAATATCTGTAAAAGAAGTTGATGATGTTGTAAAAGTATCAGATTTAACAGTTTGCACTACCTGCAAAACCGCACCTGCGTACCCCATCTTTGCACGAGTTACAGCACCGTTAGCGATATCCTCAGCTACTACTGCACCTGCAGCAATCTTTGCTGTTGTAATAGCACCATCCGCTAAGTCAGCAGTAGTGATAACACCATCAGCTATCAGAGTAGAATCAGTAATCTGATTAGCAGGTTTAGTTCCTAGATAGCTCATTAGCTAATCTCCAAGACTGAGACAATAACATCCAAAGAAGATGATGCACTAGACTGCACCTGAATAACATCACTGGCTTCTACTACTACCTTCTGGTCTCCACCAACAGGAACTAAAGAACCACCCACAGGGATAGTAGCATTTCTTACTAAGAACACTGTCGTAGAACCACTTGTCAAAGTCACAGAAGCAGTAACATTGCTGGTAGTAGTGTTAGCAACAGTCATACCAATTACTGTAGTCTGTGCTCCACTAGCACCTGTTAAAGCAGTAGTGGCTGTAGTTCCCACATTAGCTGTTAAATAGTTTTTAAATGTATTTGGCATAATTTATCCTAGAGCGATTGCGAGAGCTACTGCAGTACCAGCAGGGTCAGCGTCAACTGTAGCCCATGAAGTAACAGTACCGTTAGTGGTTAAAAACTTCCCAGCATTGCCTGTCTGAGAAGGAGTATAACTAGCTGCTAGAGTAGCACTGTTTGCAGCATTCGTAGCTGATGTTGCAGCAGCTGTTGCACTGTTTGCAGCGTTGGTAGCACTTGTTGATGCTGCACTTGCTGAGTTACTTGCATTCGTTGCTGAAGTAGCAGCATTACTTGCAGATGTTGATGCAGCTGAAGCAGAGCTTGCAGCATTGCTTGCTGAAGTCGATGCAGCAGACGCACTAGAAGCAGCACTGCTGGCTGATGTAGATGCATTAGTAGCTTGTGTTGTAGCTGTTGTTGCTGATGATGCAGCACTTGTAGCAGAACCTGCAGCAGCTGTTGCACTAGATGCAGCATTAGTCGCAGAAGTCGCTGCAGCAGTAGCACTGGTTGCAGCAGCAGTCGCTGATGTGCTTGCGTTAGTTGCAGATGTAGACGCAGCTGAAGCAGAATTAGAAGCATTCGTAGCAGATGTACTAGCAGCACTTGCTGAAGAAGCAGCATTGGTCGCACTGGTAGACGCAGCAGATGCAGAACTTGCTGCATTCGTAGCAGCTGTTTCAGCATTAGTCTCAGCAGTCTCAGCGTTTGTTTCAGCAGTTTCAGCAGCTGTTTGAGCTGCTTCTGCAGCAGTCTGTGCAGCTTCTGCAGCAGCTTGAGCAGCTTCAGCGTTAGCCTCTGCAGTTTCAGCATTGGCTTCTGCAGTTTCTGCGTTAGCTTCTGCTAATTCAGCGTTAGTTTCCGCAGTCTCTGCAGCTGTCTTAGCAGCAACAGCAGCAACTCTTGCAGCTTCTGCAGCGTCAGCGTCAGCTTGTACTTCAACAGCGAGAGCACGTACTAATAGGACTTCACTAGCTGAATCTGCTGTAGCGTCTCCTGAGCCTCCTGGACCACGATAGATAGCCATATTTTAATAACTCCTTGTCTTGTTTAAATACTCTTTAATAAGAATACTTAAGCAAAACTCCCTAACCTTGTGAGCTAGGGAGAGTTGCAGCTTAACTTATGATTAAGCGTTTACAGCTAATACGAAACCAGCTTCAGGACGAATTACTTTTGTACCGAAGAGAGTATCAGCAGTGTAAAGAGTAGACAAGTACTCTTGTTTGTATTGCTGTTGTGAGCGAACACCTAGTTGCTCTGCCAACACCATTGTGTCAGTGTGGAACAACAAAGCAGCTTTAACATCACCACCAGCATCGTTAGCAGCGTTAGTTTCAATCACTGGGCAGTTGCTTGATACGAAAATATCAATACCGTACAATTGACCGATTTGACCATTCTGAACACCACGACCATCAACGAAGTCGCTTGAGTTGTAACGGTCAATACCCATGATTGCATTACGCAATGAAGGTGGAACTACAAACTTACGACCATCCATAGGTACGTCAGCATCGTCCATCAACTGAATAAGTCTACGGAAACCAGCATCAGTAAATACGTCAGCAGCAGCAACTGTGTCAGTAGCGTAAGCTGTTAGACCAGTAGAAGCATCGATGAAGTAGCTGTTTGAGTGAACCCAGTCAGCACCATCGCTGTCACCGAAAGACTTACCTAAAGAGATAAGCTCATCGTCAACTTTCTTAGCCAAAGCATAGCCAGCGTCTTCTGTGTAGAACTTACGCAAAGAAGCTAAAGCTTGAACTTCAGTGATGTCCTCGATGAAACGTGAGTACTCGAAGTGCTTGTTAATTAAAACTTGTACTTCTGTCTCTTGGTCAGCTTGAATAGTAACCATTGTGTTAGCAGCTTTAGCAGCAGCTTGACCACGTGTTGGTTTAGGAATGTGAACTGTGTCACCTTTTTTGCCTTTGAAAGACATTTTCTTGACTAGGTTAGCCAATACTAAGTTCTTCTTGTAGGCAGCAACAATCTCGTCACTCCAAATTTCTGGAATGAAAGTAGCTGCGTTTGAGTTGTTAACAATGGTGGCTGAACCACCTGGGTATGTTGCGGTTGATAATGCCATTTTTTAAATCTCCTAGATTATTTTAAATTATCGTACACGACCCTCTTTATAGGCTGCCATGATATCATCTTGCAATTCCATATAACGATTTGGGTCTTCTAACTGTAGTCGGATTAAGTCAGAGCGTCTGTAGACTTTTGTTGAGACATTACCGCTAGAACCAGTGTCGACTGCTACTGCTTTCATGGCTGCTTCTCTGTCTGCTTTTACTTGTGGTGGTACTGCTTTAACTGCTTGAGGTTCAACTTTAGCTGGAGCAGGCTTAACATATTTCCACGTGTTAAGCAACTCAGCAGCAGAGTCAAAGTCAAGGTTAGTATCAGCAGCAGCATACAATCTTAAGCGTACTGGAGATGCTTGAATCCATTGAGCAAAGTCTGGGTCTGCAATAGTCTGTTGGTACTCTGGGAAGTTAGCATCAAGCTTAGAAAAGAACTGCTGTTTCTGAATCTCAGCAAGAGTTGCCTCTGCCTTGCGAACAGTTGGATGCTTATCTACAGCTTTTTGAACAGCCTTCTCAGGGTTCTCAAACCAATCTACTTCTTCTTCTTGTGCGGTTACATTTGCATCAGGCGTTGGTTTTGATTCGAGTTGTCTCTTAATGAGTTCATCTGCAAGTTTACGAACCTCACCTACCTCTTGTGCTTGTCTGCCAATTAGCTTCTCAGCTTCTTGGTGCATCTTGATAATCTCATCTAGAGTCTTACCTTGATACTTGTCAGGGAAAGCTTCCACTGGTGGTGGGCTAGCAACCTCTTCATAATTATCCACTGGTTGTTCAGTAGGTTCTGGGGTTGAACTAATTTGTTCTTGGTCTTGCAATTCCTCGTCTTGAGGGTCGATAAATGTAGCCATATAATACTCCTGTCAGTCTTGTGCTGATTGTAGGAAAGTTAAAAAATAACAGCTAGACGGTTAGCCTTCATTCCGTTTGTTAGCTATTCTTGTTGCTTCTTCTCTATTTCTAGCCCATCTCTCATGAGCTGATACATACACAGGGTCTGTACCATCCAATGAAATACGTGGCATTGAAATAATCTTTGAAGCATCGTTACCGCAACTATCGCATGTGGTCTCCCTTATGCTTTCGTCTAAGTAACGTTCTGTAATGTGTCCGCTAGAACACATAAACTCATACATTCTTTTCATCTTCTAGCTCCTTAAAGACTTCTTCCGAAGTTTGCTTTAGTGAAGTTAGCCAACGTAGAATGTCTAGTTGTCCTTTTTTGAAATACAAGTTTTCAATGGTGTCAAGAGCAGCGACATTGTCGTAAGTCGCTATCATCTTCTCAGCATCTTCAAGGAGGTCTTGCCAACCCTGAGTTGCCATCATTGAGAATCTGTCTTCATAATACTGCTGTAGGGCTTTATCCATATAGGAGTCCTAATAGGTATGGGTAGGGTGGCTTATTATTGTTATTAGTTACCACCACTACCACATATTTAAATGTTTGTCAAGTGCTTATATTATACCATAAAAAACTGATTTTGTCAAGCTTTTTATTGCATTTTCATCTGCTTGTCAACCATCTTTTCTTTAGATACAATCTCACGTTCTTTGAGGATTAACTCAGCAATACGTGCACGTCTTTCAAACTCTCTCTCGCTTGAGTCTGCAGGAAGGTTAGCACTGATTGTACGTACCAAATCAGTCTTTACCTTCTCTGGCATCAACTCAGCTTCAACAAGGGCTTTCTGAGCCTTAGCTTGTGATTCCTGGGCGTTAGCTTGAGACTCTTGAGCCTGACCTTGTAGGGCTGCTGCTTGAGACTGTACCAACTGCAACTGAACCTGAGCTTGTTGCATCTGCATTTCTTGTTGAGCAGGGTCTGGCTGAGACATCTGTTGCAATGCTGTAGCCAACTCTTCACGATTGTCAAGGCTAGAGGACTGTACAATGCTCTTAAGTACCATTGGTACGATAGGAGACTGTGGTCCTAGGGTCTGTAATAAACCAATGAACTGTTGTTGTTCGTATTCTCTAGCAACCATACCCAAAGAGCTGGAGACAATGAACTTGAAGTCTCTGCTTGGGTAGTTTTCAGGGTCAAACTGCATGTAACGATACGCAGTCTTCTTGATGAATGGTACTAAGAAGTCATCTTGGAAGTTAATCAAGGCTTGCTTGTTCTTCTTCACGATAGCAGACATTGCTAGAGACATACCCATGCCACCTTGTCCACCTGCAGCAGCAGATTGTGTCAACGCTGCTGAATCTAGTGTACCAGTAGCTTGCAATAGCATACGCTCAAACTCTTGGGCTGTAGCATTGTTAGCAGGGTCTGTGTTACCAAACTTAAATGGGAACAATACTTCGTTAGGATTACCGTTAACAAGCAATGTTTTACCAGGTTGTACCTTATAGCTAGCTCCACGTGGTAAACGAGTAGCATCTGCAGCCATCATAGGGGCTGTTGTAAGGGCTAATGAGTCTAGGTGGCTACGATACTGTGCATCGATTGCCTTTTGCATGTTGTAGCCCTTCTGAACCGTTCCTACGCCCCAGAATCTACCTGGAACTGACTCTGGACGATAGGCTACTACTGGTCTATCCTTCATCATATACGGACTACGCTCTGCTTTTAATAGCTGTGTACCGTTAGCAATCACTACAATAGCTTCTACTAGGTCAGAATACATGTCACCAGGGCTGTCTTCAGGGAATAAGTCAGCTACTTCAGCACCTTCGTTCTCTAATTGCTCTAAATACTCACGTGGTACTAAGCCATAGTAACGTAAAATACGTACTTTATCGTCTTTGAACGATGTTGATAGCTGCTCTGGCTCTAGATTTGTGTCTACGTACTCAGGTTGGATGTTAACTTTACGATAAATACCTTGTTCGATACCTTCAACAATCTTAAACAAGTTAACATACTCATCAATAGCTACACCTAAACCATCTTCAACTGACTCAGAGTTAGGGTCAATCAAGAAGTTACGTGGGTGAATTGATTTAGCAGGTACAGATACACGCTTTTTTTCTTCAACACCAATAGCTGCTACGTCTTGACCAGGCATAACACGTGTTGCTGGGGCATATTCTGTCTTTTCTTTGATAAGAATTTCAGCAATGCCAGTACCAAAGATTTCAGCGTTACGATTAACTTCTTTCCAAACAGATAAAGCTCTGTCTTTCTTAAGGTCTTCGTGTAGTTGTCTCTTCGTTAACTCCACATCTGCTTTGTCTGCATCTGAGAAATCATCATCGATGTCAAAGTATGTACCACGACCTGTGGTTGCTTCCATAATCTCTGCACATTTGTTCTCAACTGCTTGACGCATAGCTGGGGACACTAGACGTGAACGCTCTGAATCACGTGTCTTGTCTTGGTCTGACCAGATACCGTAGTAGATACGCTCATACTCATCCCATGTAGGCAAGAAGTTCGTATCACGATGGTCACGCCATCTGTCAGTGTGTCCAACAACGAAGCCTACTAGCTCTCTGTCAGATTCGGTTACAGGTGTTTCTTTAAACTCAGCCATGTTTTTCCTTATTCTCTAAATGGGTCTGTGTAAAATGGATTGACAATTTCTTCACGTGCTTGAGGAAGTTTTGTAATTTTAACGCTAGGTCCTTGTAATCCTTTGACAGGTTCTACAACAAACCCTTGACCTAACACAGATTGTGTGTATTCTTGTAGTTCTTTCTGTGTAAAACCTTTTTGGAATGTTCTTTCTTTACCCTTACCAATAATCCAACCATCTTCTGATTTGGTCTTATTGACAGCAGCATCCACTTCAGTCTTGCTACGCACATTGATAATAGCAGAACCATTAGGCTTTAACGCAGCACCAATAGTTTGTACTGCTTCAGCACGTTGCTGTGGTGGTAGAACGTTTAACACGTTCATGTTAACAACTTTATCAGCTACGTTAGCAGGAACATCTGCAGTAGAAGTAAAGTCAGGTTGAAAGTTTTTCTGTGGGAATGGCTCGAATGTTAGTACGTTAGCACCAGCATCTCTTGCTTTCTGTGAGCCTAAGCCTAAACCAGCACCATAGTCAAGTACTGTTTCGCCTTCGTTAACACCTAGAATGTCAAATGCCTTGTTGTAGGTAGAGACAGTATTTGGTCTTTGTGTTTTAGCTGGATTAATAGTAAAGTCATCCGCTGCTGCCATTATTGCTCGCTCAGGAGCAACGTCTGCAGGCATCAAGTCATCAACTGACTTCTTCATAATATCTGAGAATAGTTTAGCTATAGCCATTAGTACCCACTTATCATATCTAAAGGTTCATACTCTTCTTCTTCAAATTCAAAGGAGAAGTCTGTGATTGCAATCTGGTCAATGTATGACAAAGCATCTA